GAAGTTGCTACATGAGTTGCTACTGGCTGTGCCTGTGGGAGGGTTATCTGCCATGCTTTCACCTCGGTGTACCACTTGGCATTCCACTCTCGGCTCTCTATCTCGATGTTAGCTGTAACTACCATACCTACCTGAATAGCATATTTGTCGATGTTGTCATTCAGAAGGGAGATAGCTACTTTTCGTGGGTACTGGTCTTGTGTCTCGAGGATGAAGACGACCTTGCGCCACTCTTTGCCTGCCTTGCTCGTGCCTCCTTCGTATGGGAGCATTTGCACTATCGTGCCTGTTAGTTCTACGTTCATGTCTGTATCTGTTATTGGTTGGATGTTGCGGTGTCTTTGTTTGCTCCAGAAGCTTTCAGGTAGCCTCTTAGTGTGAGTAGCCTAGGAGACCAAAAGAGGGTGCAACTGTCATTCTGCCACGGCTCGCTAGCTACTTCTCTGCGGAGCTCCTTGCGGATAGCCCTGCTCTCTTCTGATAGCCTCTTGTGGAGTTCTGGGTGATTAGCCTTGAGATCTTGGGAGATGATACGAGTAGACCTCGGAAAGTCCTTGGCGGCTTCGTTTAGTGGTATGCGCTCGGTGAATACTCGGTGCTCTATTAGGGCGATGTCCTCACTGGAGAGGGTGAAGGCTTCACGAGATGCGGATAGCCCTCCCCTGCAGTCTGTGGCTACTGGTGTGTATTTCTTCTTCATTGGTCTGCGGAGATGAACCTATTGATGAAGTAGATCTGCCCCTTGGGGGTTACCTTCGTCGTGATCGTTGTATGGAGTACGCCGTCGTTACCAGAGCGGATACCCTTCTTGATCTCGAAGAGACCTTTATCCATAGCCTTCTGCGTTGGCTGGTTACGCATTTCTCCGTGCTTACTACAGAGGAAGCCCTCACGCCTCATCCACTCAAAGAGTCGGTTCTGCCCGATGTCTACTCCGTTTTGTCGGAGGATCTTGGCGAGCTCGCCGATTAGGATGGAGTTCTTGGAGGCAAGTACCGCTGTAGCAAACGCCACCTTTGGAGCATCCTCCTGCACCTTAGCCTGTAGGGCTTCTTTCTCCTCCTCTGCCTGCAGAGCAAGACGCAGTAGTTCGGAGCGAGAGGCGTTGGCTAGAGGGTTCACGGCGACGCCCGTTGTAAGTAGCTCCTTGACTCTCGCATTACACCAGAGGTAGAATTGGGGGCTAAGCCACTGAGCGAAGACGAGGGCTAGGTCTTCATGTAGCCAAGTGCCTTGCTCCTCTGGGGTTCCACCCTGCCTCACCTGTACAAGCCCCGTTGCGGGAATTCCCGTAACGGCAGATACACAGGTGATTAGCTCCTCCGTTTGCTTGTTATTAAGCCAATCATTAGTTCGCTTCCTGAACGGCTTAGACATCTCGGTGGCGTTCACCATCACGCTATCGCCCTGCTGAAAGGTGATAGGGCTCCCGTTGTATCGGAAGGTTTGGTTTATTATTTCCATTGCGCTTGCATGTTATCTGTAGTAGCTTTTATCTTGAGCCTCTAGCAGCTCCGATGTGTAGTAGTTGATACGTCCGCTCTCCGCCCTTCTCTCTTGCACTAGGCATAGAGCCTTCCACCTCTCTACATTTGCACGTCCGAACATTCGGTAGGCTTTTGATTGAGAGATTACGGGAGAAGCAAACTCTCTCTGCACGCCCTTCTCTATAGCCATAGCAAGATACCTCTGGAGGTGTGTGTTCGTTGCTATTGCGTGCTGTATGCTATCTGGGGATGGTGCTCTCTTCATTCTATAGTCTTTTTCCTAGCTAGGTTGAACCATTCTTTGGGTGTCTGGTGGAACTCCTCCTTTGTTTTATGATGATTAGCTAGTGCTATATCATCTATGTGGGACATTCTATCGTCCCAGTATAAGAGTAGCCAGTCGAAGAATACCGATGGGGTGAATTGTCCGAACACCTTGCCATATTGGAGTGTCAAGCATTTCTCCTTGAAGATGTAGAGGTCATCTAAATAGAGGTGAGGATAGGACGCTATCACCCTCTTTGCCATCATCTCAATCTGATCTGGTCGGAGACCCGAACCAAACCAATCATTGACCTCTAGGATGATTATGGATATATGCCTTAACAGCTGATCTCTATCTTCATCATCCCTATTTATCAGGCATAGTGGAGCTACCAAATCAGAGTCAATAGCTCTCATAAGCTCTGGGAACGAAGGAGTAGCGTCTTCACTTGATCCCACCCTCAATTTCCTTCCGCATTTGAGCAAGCTGACTGAGGTTCTCTTGCTTTGCCTCTGTAGCTGTCCTTGGGGCAATTCGCCTCGTTCTGTAGGAGCTAATGATTTCATTGTACTTACTGCTTATTATTGATGGGGATAGGTGTTGTATCAACCATGGGTCGCTAATGCAATGTAGGAGTCCAGGAAAAGCTGAAATGATGTCCTCCGTTCCAGACCCTCTACCCTTGTTTCTCAGAGAGAACTCTATCTTGGTAGATATATCCTTGAGAGCTTTCATTTCCTTGGCTGACCAATAGAAGCCCTCCCCCGTCACCTGCATGTAAAACTCGTTGAAGACCTCACGCATTCGAGAGGTCGGACTCACCTCCTTTTTTTCAGACTTTTGGGCGGTTGGAATAACACCAATTTCTGTCACATTTGCTGTCACATTTGCTGTCACACGCTCTGCGAGTTTGCCCTTTGCTGGAGCGGGTTTCGCTGTCACATTTTCTGTCACACTTGCTGTCACACGGTGTATCTTACCACGGTTGATTTTCAGCACATCTTCCATCTTGCGAATAGACGCATTTGGGAAGGCGGAGAGGTAAGCCTTTATCAGGAAGGCTTGGGGGTCAGACTCTAGGAGCATTGTCTCCTCTTTCGATAGCCTCATACTCAGGTGTGGAGAAGAATACATCGTTTACGGTCTTTCCGAAAGTGATTAAGCCCACCCTATACAGCTCTATCAAAGCTGGCCTAGCTTCGGAATAGGAGCACGGAAGAGCGCACTCAAGCTCGACCTTAGTCACCAATAGCGGTCTTCGACGACCTGCCCTTATGCTCTCTAGTAGGCTATTGAGTAGGGCTAGCATCTCCCTCGCTTGGGGTGAGATACTGCAAGAGGCTTCGCTTGTCATAGTAGACTCTTGTTCCATTGTGCTGTACATATCGATACTTCCCCATCTTCCTACCCGACAGTAGGGTTGGACGAGATACCCCTAATAGGGCACTCGCCTCCTCTGCCGTAAGCCAGTTTGAAGGGTGCGTATTCGTCTGGTTAGCGATAGCATCCTTCGCCTTGTCAATTGCAAGACGGACATTCTTCTGTCGATCTTCCTTTGTTAGTTCTGCTACGTTCATATTTCATTCCCTGCTTATTATCCTGCATATTGATTGCCAAAAAAAGTATCGAACAGAGTCGGCGATTGTACCTTCATCTCTGCTTCCCTTAGGTAGGAAAGCCCATCTCTCCAATACTCTTTATTGAGCTCTGTGCTCAGGCCTTTTCTCCCTAGATTTATAGCACAATAGGGCACAGTCTGAATGCCTCCGAATGGGTCAAATACTAGATCTCCCTCGTTGCTATAGCGTATGATCAGACGTTCTACGATGTCTAGCTGTAGGGGGCATACATGCTTGACCCTACCCTTCTGTGCTTGTGTCGTGTTGAGCGTCCGCATACGTGTGACATCATCCCAGATATAGTCCTTGTGGCTAACTGGGTCTATGGCCATGAAAGTCTTAGGGAGCTTATCTATAGCACCTAAATCTTCCGCCAATCGGAGGTGTCGATCAAAGCTGTAGATATTGTCTTCACTGAAATTGCGGAAGAGTGTACGTATCTGGCTTATGTCGAGCTGGGCTATATCCTCTGGGGATAGTAGCCTATCTCCCGAGCTCTTCCAGCTTGCGTGTGCATCTAACTGCCAGCGAGCAAGACTATACTTTTCCTTGTCCTTGACCACAGGAATGTCGGCATAAGCCCTGCTAGTGTCTGTTGGTAGCTTGCGGAAGAGTAGTACGTACTCTGGGCAACCTACCCCCATCTTAGACCCATCCTTACACATCTCGGTATATCCAAGTCGGTAGGTTTGGTTATTCTCCCTCACCACGTCCGTATCCACCGTGATACGACCCATATATCGGAAGCCGTGCCTCATGTAGTGGAAGACTGTCATCTCGCTAAAGGGGTCTATCGTGGGCATTCCGTCACCTGTGGCATTACCGAAGAGTACCCTATCCTTGACGTGGATACACGCCAGTCGCCCCGGTCGTAGGATACGTAAGAGTTCGGGGGTGAGGAAGTCCATCTGCCTAAAGAAAGCTTCATTGTCCTCGTTGTGTCCGAAGTCGTTGTAGGTAGGAGTGTACTCATAGTGATTGGAGAATGGGATACTCGTAACGATGAGATCGACAGAGTCGTCGGGCATCTTCTGGCATTCCTGTACGTTGTCATTGTTTATCGCCCTCCACAATTCCCCGCTTGCCTCTTCACGCTCTCCGAACATGAAGCGCATTAGCCTCTCCTCACTCTTCTTGTGATACAACCCATAGGTTCGTAGGAGCTTCACGAGATTGCCGACCATTTGGTTGTGCTGTCTCCACTTGTGCATGAAGCTCTTGAAAATCTCTGCCTCGCTCTCCGCATACACTAGATATAGGTCTACGGGGTGTTTCTGCATGAACCGATGAATTCGATGTACAGCTTGGAACTTATCATTGAACTTATAGTCAATGAACATGATAGCCTTGTGGCAGTGATATTGGAAATTCAGCCCCTCACCTAGCATCTCAGGCTTAGCTGCTAGATATTTGAGCTCCCCATCTTTGAAGGCTCGTATCACTTCGTCCGCTTCGTCGTCATCTTGCGATCCGTAGACCGCTCGGCACTCTGGAAGGGCATCACAAATAGCCTTTGGCTCATCCTCTAGGTCGGGCCAGAGAAGGAAGTGGTCATCTTTTTTCTCGGGTCGGTTTACAATCTCAACGAGCCGAGCTATCTTATCGGATAGTGTTGCCCTTCGCTCCTTAGCCCCGTCTTGTAGAGATAGAGCAGCATCTCGGAAGAGCTTGCCACGTCCGTCCTTATCAAACTCCATCTCTCCCGACACACTTACCATTTCCTCGTGGACACGAAGCTCGGGAAGCTCGTACCCTTCGTCTGGGTAGCCTAGGTCACTAGGTTTAGTGAGAACGAGAGCCCACGAGCTGACCCAAATCCAAAACTCATCCTCCTTATGTGGGTAGAGTGTGAGGTTGTTCGCCTTAGTGCTATCTCTCTGGAAAAATCGTGTGAGAGCCTGCCCAGTCTCCATAACCCCAAGGTAGCCTGCGTAGTGGATGAGCTCTTTGTACCTATTTGGGCTTGGTGTGGCGGTTGCCACGAAGCGGTATTTTACACCTGAGAAGAGCGGAAGGAATGTTTGGTAGGTCTTTGTCCCAAACCCTCGCAATACACTAGCTTCATCGAGAGAGGTTGCTACGAAGTACGAAGGTTCAATGTCTCCATCTCGAACTCGCTCGTAGTTGGTGACCATCACATCTGACGAGCATGTCTGAACCTCGGAGCTGTTTCGCACATACCTCACATCCATACCTAGGTGCTTCTTTGCCTGATCTGTGAACTCGTGGACTACACGCTTAGGACACACGATGAGAGCCTTGCCCCCTTCGTGCTTCACAATCATTCGGAGGATCTCTAGCTGGGTGACGGTCTTTTGCATACCAAAGGAGCTGAAAATAGCTCGACACCCACCCTTTACAGCCCACTCCACACTATCTTTCACATGAGGGTAGAGCGTTGGAGTTAAGTCGTCTCTATCTATCTGGAAGCCGCTATCGTGGCTGATAGCCATCTTCTCTCGGAGGAAATCTATATATGCGTCTATTCTGTTCTCCATTGCGTTTTTGTCTTATGCTGGCATGAATACGTTTGTCAGAGGCCTACCCCCCGACACGATCTGCCAAAGTCCTTTATGCTTATCCCCGCTTGCGTCTATCAGCCGAAGGTCTTCCACGCGACCGAACATTTGGTACGTTCCGCAGAGGTCTATGATCCATGATTTATCCTTCTTGGGGTGAGGTCGTATAGCACGGCCGACGATCTGATACCACAGAGATAGTGAGCGAGTAGCACGGGCGACAACCACCGTGTCCAGCTCGGGATAGTCGAAGCCAGTAGTAAGTGTTCCTACGTTAGCTACGACCTTTATACGACCGCTCTTGAAGTCTTCGAGTATTCGCTCACGCTCTCGCTTTGGGGTCTCACCCGTTACGACAGCAGATATACCAGGGAAGTGCTCTATCAGCTCCTCGCTCTCCTCGACAAACTGCGTGAAGACCAAGATCCCCTTTCGTGGAACCTTAGCGTTGTATAGTAGACGCTCTACAACGTTCACGAGCTTTCCTGCAAAACCAGACCGAAGGTATTCTGCTCGGAGACTAGCCTCCGTATATCCCTGCCCTGTGCTATTCACTCTCAATCGCTCAATGTCGATACTCTCGATGTTGTAGTAGTCCATTCGGGCCAGGAAGCCCGCTTGTAGCAACTCACACACCTCTGTGTAATGGATCAGCTGTGTGAAGAACTTCCCCCTCAGTCGGGTGAGGAAGCGTAGCATTGACCCCGGCTCTTCCCTCGTACCTGTGGTGTACAGCCTATATGGCGTTGCCGTTAGGCCTACGCACTTAGCTCCTATATCTTTTAGGAAGGTCATGTACATTCCGTCAGGGTCTTCGCTAGCAAGGTGTGCCTCGTCGATAATCACATAGCGGAAATGCCTGAACTCGTCAGGCTTCTTGTACACGCTACCAATGGTGGCAAATGTTGCCTTATTGACCTCCTTACGCCCACAGCTCGCAGAGTATATGGAGCAGAATATGAAGCCATAGCTACATAGCTTCTCGTAGTTCTGCTCTAGTATCTCCTTTGACGGCTGTAAAATCAGCACGTCAGTGTCTAGCCGATTGACAATATCTGCTATCACTAGGCTCTTCCCTGATCCAGTGGGCAATACCATAAGCCCGTGCCCCTTTCTGCTACCATCCACGAGGAAGCGGATGGCAGCATCAGAGGCTTGTTGTTGATATGGTCGGAGTTTGTATTGCATGATTTGATTTGCGCTAGATCCAACGCTTGTTTAGCTCTACCTCTCTCTCCATCTCGCCTAGCATACCATGCTCATCTGATGAAGGGAGATAGATACCTGCTTCTTTAGCAGCCCAGTCACGGAAGCGGTCTATTGCGGTGGACATTTCTTTGGTGTCAAGTTCAGAGCTTGAGCGAAGCACATAGTATCGTCCTATACCTTGCCCCTCTTTCTCTCTAAGGAAGAGGTCGGGGTTCACGTGTCGCTTGAAAAACTCTTGCTTGATCCATTCCATTCGCTCCCCGTACTGAAGGGCGAAGTAGGAGAGTATGAGGTGTAGGTAGCTATTCTGCTTGAGTGTTCGCTTGCCCCGCTTCTCTGTCAGCTCTACGAGCAAGCCCTGACGATACAGGAAGTTACACCTCTCTTTGAACTGGGTGCGGTCAAGCTCCCGTGAAAGGTCGAATATCATCGTAGTGTTATCTTGACATACCCCTTTCGGGTTGTTTGCTTGGTGTATTGCCCTGCCAGTTCTGGGTGTTCCTCTTTGAAACGCTTGCTGTCAAACGTGCTACTAGTACTATCTGCTACCAGTGTTACTAGCAGTCTAGGAGTTTCGAGCTTCTTTATGCCCTCTCTCTCCATCTTCTCCTTGAGGAGGTCTAGGCTTTCTTGCTTCTTGGCTTCGTGGTAGTCAAGCATCTGCTTTAGGGCTATGATTGCCTCTTCTTGCTCGCTAATACTTGCAAGAGCTCTCTCCTCTGGAGAGCTGAATACGGCAGGCTTAGCCTCTGCAACCTCCCCCTTTATGAAAGCATGTATGACGCTCTCTATCTCATCGTCTGTCCTTCGATCGACCTCCACGATCTTAGCGGTATCGCCTCGTAGCCAAATACCATACAAGCGGGATGAAGGTCTGTCTAGGAAGATATTCTGCTTGTTGAAGAGATAGTCGCAGAAAGAGAGTTGCCAAGAAAGGCTATCCAAATCAAGCTGTGATGTAGTCTTGATGTCGTATAGATTTCCTTGGTTGTCTATGCAGTCAATCATAGTAGCTACTACCTCCTCATCTGAAACAAGGTACTCGCTGGCTATCATTGTGATGCCATTCTCTTTTAGCAGACGGAGGTAGTTCTTAGCCTCTTGGCTAGATTGATCACTGATAGCCTCCTCTCCTAGCAAGTTCACATCCTCACACTCACAGTGTATAGCAGTTCCTCGTTCAGCTGCCCTAGCTAAGATAGCTTCTGGAATACCCTTGTACTTATCTGGGAAGAGTACGCTTTTGATGATAGACGTCACCCCAGAGAGCACACACCCATCCCTAGTGGAATAGGTGTGGCTCAGTTCGTCAAAAAGCACACTTGATCGGTGCAAGTCTAACAGTTGTATCATCTTTGTTGTCACTTGGCTTTATCCTTGAATACAGCCTTTAACCTTTCAGCCTCTGCCTTGACTGACCTATCTCGCTTCATCTCTTCGGGGAGGGATAGGTATCTATTCTTCAGGTCATCCATGCTAGAGGCTTCTGCCAACTGGTTCATAGAGCTCTCTACGAGAGCTCTGTATTCGCTGTCATCTTGCCTTGGTGGCTGTGTTTGGGGGGCGGTCTGTGTTTGTGGGGACTGTGCCAGCTCGTAACTCTTAGCATCGGGGTCTTTCTCTTCCTTTGTTGGTATCGTGAACAGCTGGAAGAGGGCGTACTTGAGGGCGATACTCATAGTCTTGTTCATCCCCTTATCCCCGCTATCCATAGCCTCACCAACCACGGTAGTAGTAACAGAAGACCCGTCGGAGGTAGTGAAGTGGTGTCGGATGGTAGCACGTGTGAATAGCACCACGCCATTACGCACCTGCCTCTCTGACACATCATAGCTGACGACCTCTGGAACTATGAAGATCTCACAGTCGGCGAGTATAGCATGTAACTCGTTGTAGACGTCGTCGATACCACGGAACATAAAGCCCTGTTGCTGGTTTTTGCTCCCTTTGGCAATAGCACCTATCGCCTTGTTTGCCTTCGCTAAGGCAGAGTAAATCATTGGGGCAGATGTATCAGGAACTACGCCTTGATCTTTAGTTGCTGTGCTCATTTCTCCTGTGATTAGTCGTTATCCTGCTCTGTATCGTGCAAGATCTTAGCCTCTGGGGCTATATAGGCTGGGCGGATGAGTGAAGCTATGTTAGCTTTTAGTGCCTGTTTTGCATAGATCTTGGCAAGCTATATCGTGTCGAACTCACCACACACATAGGTGGAGTTAATGGAGACAGTAAACCAAGTTCGGCCATCTTTTTTCTTCTCGTAGATCTTCATTGGGACAGACATAATTGGACTTGAGACCACAGCCTCTGATGCTATACGCTCACCCCAACGATCGAAGTTGGCCAATGGGAGGTCTACCCACTCTATGGGGCGAACCTCGAAAAAATCGTTACGCATAATAATCTCTGTTATTGGTGGATAATGTTGTTCACTTTTTTGCTACGGCTCTCCCTCCCGAGAGAGCCGTAGCTCTATTCACTAAAAAAACTCACAACAATCAGTGAGTAACTGAAGAAGAACAATGAAAAATATTGTTTAATTTATTGGCGACCCTTGCCCATCGCAGGTTTGAGTAGCCGTATTAACCTATATCAAAAACAATAGCGGAGGGGCTGGGCTTCACAGCGTTGCCCCTCCAAATAATACCATAAAAACACACTTAAATATTGTTTACTTTGTGAGGTGGCGAGCATCCCTGCTGACCACCCCTAGAATTGTGTTAGTTACTAAGAAATCATCTATATTACAACCTCAAAAGCTGTGTTAGTCGTCCTCGTCGTACTCTGATTTGCAAAACTTAAATATCTCGTAGGCAAGAGGTAGGGAAAAGAGCCACAACAAGTGCAATATGCCATATAAGGAGTAAGCTCTTTCAGGGCGGAAGTACGCAAATGTGAGGTATATTATGGTGAGACTCATGTAGTAGTAGTCTCGCCCTCTAAATCTTAAGTTGTCCATCTCAAACTTGGTTAATCATGACGCCCGAATTGCTCTAAATCGGAGGGGAGGCAAGCTGTTTCTTCGATTTTGCGAAAGCAACGTTTCAGGTAAGACTCGTACCTGCGATAATCGAAGCTCTCTAGCACATCTATCGCTGGATGGTCGGCGGGGAGGTCGTGCCAAATATCCATCTCTAGGTCTACACTGCCTTGGTAGGAGGCGGATAGCGTTATCCAGACCTCGTAGAAAGCATCATCTTTGCCCAACGGCTCATCATCAAGAACTCGTAGGTTTATGTCTACGCTCGTTTTAATGTTTACGCCACCTTCTTCGTCTACCTCTACTATATCTTCTGCGTCGTCAATCAGGAGGTCTACCCAACCATCCATCTGCGACTCTAGCCACTCTGCGGTGAGCTCGCTAGACCGAACAGGGAGGTAGTCTTGAATTATCTCTATTGTGCTCATCTTCTTTCTTGCTAGTGAGAGCCCCACACAGGGAGGTGCAGGGCTCTCGAAGGTGAATTACTCGGTGACTAGGTTAGCGAGCTTGTAGCACCGCCATTCTTGACGTTCGGTGTCGTAGTACGTTTGGCAGGTGACGGGAGACTTTCTACCAGTATCTTTCGTCTCGGGGACTAGCTCGCTCTTTAGTGTGCCGTAGGCTTCACGCAGTGAGCCGTCTACCTTTTGGTAGTAGAACTTCACTATGCCTAGTTGCATGCGGGTGTGTAGCTTGATGTTCGCCCAAGCTACCTTTAGGGCTTCGGATAGCGTGAAGCCGTTGCGCTTAACGAATTGCCATGCGAGGTTAAACACTCTGCTTAGAGTGCTCTTTCTTTCGTTGCTCATAACTGATTGTTTTTTAGTGGTTGTTTTTAGTGATGGTGCTTGCAAGCCCTTTACGAGGGGCGAGGGGGCGGTCGTTAGCCGTTCAGCTCTTAGCACGATAAGTCTAAGATTGCAAGCTGTATTGTTAGTCACTTGTAGAGGGCTTAGAGCCTCTCTACGTTAGTTATCTCTTTGTTTTAGCCTTGTCAGTATGTCAATGATCGCTTAGGTCGGTGAGGTTGTTACCCCTTGTCCTCTCTTTACACTGCAAAGATAGAACAAATATTCTATACAACAAAACAGTTGTTCTATTTTAGGTTCTATCTCGATACAACGCACTGATTATCAGCAATAAAAAATTTCACCATTTTGGGTATATGAGTATCTTCTCGCTATCCATGGGTGATAGTTGCGTGTTTGATATGGTGGTTTTGGTGGCGAAAACACGGCTCTCCCTCGCGCGCGTGAACGTATATAGATTGAGAGGTGGCAAGCCTGCGAAACACCTCCTACTCTGCAAAGAGGAGGAAAGTATTACGGGAAATGACTACCTTTGCGGAACAAGTTGCAAGCAATATGGAGACAAATGCATTATCAGTAGCTAACTACTTCGTGGAGATTTCCAAAAGAGATGGGATAGACCTCCACCTCCTTGGACTTGTTAAGCGTGTGTATATCGCTCATGGGTTCTCCCTAGAGAATGACTATTAGAGGAAATGGATACGGTGACAACAATCTCCATATCGGTATTATCAGTGCTTCTTGCTTTCACTGTTGGGTGGCAGATATGGAATGCCATAACACTAGACCTCATACGAGGAAAGGTTAGGAAAGAAATAGATACAGCTAATGAACGATCACTCCAACTAGAGAAGCATATTAAACAGATAGAGCTTCAAATAGAGCGAGACAATAGAATAAGGTTTATATTCTGGGAATCGTGGGAGGTTCTTTTTGGGTTCGAAGGTTGTAGTGTAGATACACCACACACGAACATTAGAAACACAAAGATCTGGTTTATCCTATGCGCTCTAAAGGACATCAGTAAACTGGTAAACCTCTCCATCCCCCCAGAGGACGATCGTGTTTGGTCTCAATACATGATGAGGATAGTATATATACTACAAAATCTAACAGACGACTTTAGATACAGAGGAACGCCATCGCACCCTGTAACGTCTCCACTTTCTGATTATTCAGAAATCTACAGAGCCCTGGAGAGGATGGACGCCTACCCAATGGATAGCGAGGGCATATTCTGTATGGCTCGTGAGTATGTAAAGGACATCACAAAAGCGACAAGACAAGCCTAGCCATCGCTACACATGAGCATATAACAACGAAAAGAAGGATAGGGAGAGAAATGATAGCAAATGCCCTCAAGAACAAAGGAAAGTAGGCATCAAACACCTCAGCCATCCTATCACCAAGATTATCGAACTTATTCATAACAACTACTAAAGTATATACTACCCCTATAAAAGGGAGTAATAGAAAGAGTAACTAAGCAAGCTCAAGAGGGAGCTTTTGAGCCATAAAGCCCCCTTACCCATACGGGGCTGTTCTTCCAGCTGTCCGTATGAGGTCGGGAGCTTCGGTTTGGAGTACCAGCAGTGCCCTGTCGGTCGCCCTGTCACCAGCTCCGTGCGTTATCCACTCCACACGGAACATTTACCAGCTTTCCGCCCCAGTGGTGGGCTGTCCGAGCATCTGGCTTTTCGCCCTGCTCCCTCCTTACGGACACCTTGCGTAGGTCTTTCACCTAGGCTCTTCGGGAGGTTTAATTGCTAGCCCCGAACGTCCGTCTAACACCGATAGCTGACTAGCAATAGCCTCTATCCAGAGTGTGCAAGCACTCTAAAAAGAGTACCCGCCCCAAGGACTCCGACCAGTCCAAGGAGCGGGATTTGATAAGTCTCATGCCGATCTCGTTATCGGCTTCCCGTAGATGGTCGGTTCTACTGGATGCAAAGATAGAACAAATATTCTATTCCGCAAACATGGGTTCTGTAGAAAAAGAAAAGGCATCTCCTTTAAGAGAGGCGTATGACTATCTTAGGAGCATAGGGGCGGTACATACCCAGACGAGTGTAGCAGAGAAGACTGGATATAACAAGTCCGTTGTATCTCAAGCTCTAAGTGGTATTGAAGGATATGTCACAAGAAACTTTGTTTCAGCCTTCAATGAAGCCTTCGGTGGCATCTTCAACGAAGACTACCTCCTCCGAGGTGAGGGGACGCTCCTCAAAGACGCCCCCGGAGACGAAGCCCCACAGAAGCCCCACAGAACTCCCAAAGAGGTAGAGGTCGTGCCTCCTGGCTCTCGCATAGTTCAGAGGCTCCCAATCATACCCATCAAGGCGCAAGCTGGCGTAGGCAAAGGCTTCCTGTACGACAGAGACGAGTCGCAAGACCCAGAAGATGTCTACGAAGAGTTCGATACTATGGAGGTGGCACTGGAGCGTGAGGTCTCTGACCGCTACAAACTCTTCCGTGTTACGGGCAATAGTATGGACGACGACTCTAAACGCTCCATCTGTGACGGGGATGTAGTCCTCTGTCGTGAGGTGTATCCCGAAGATTGGAGATACGGGCTAATCAACACAAAGTACCCCTACGTGGTAATCGTTATCGAAGAGGAGGGGGTACTAATCAAAGAGCTAATCAAGCACAGCAGAAAAGATAACACCATCACCCTACACTCACTCAATAGCAACTACGAAGACTTCACGAAGTCGCTAAGCGATGTGCGTGCCTTCTTCTACGTGGAGCGCATTGACCGCAGTGTGCAGGTGTGGTAATCACTAACGAATAAAAACAGAATACAATGAAGAAACTACTACTATCGTCTATGTTCCTGCTATCTCTTTCGTCCTGTGTCAAATCACCGATGGGTAAAGTGGAGGATGCTGTCCGTGAAGAGCTAAGAAAGACGCTACACGACTTTAGCAGCTATGAACCTGTTGGGTGGGGAAAGTTGGATACGATCTACGTTTCTGAGCTGGATGCCGTTAGCGGTGCTGTCTCTAAGCCTGAGATAATGGAGATAACCGTAGACCATACATTCCGTGCAAAGTCTGGTGCAGGTGTTACACGTATTGCGACGTGGAAGTTCCACCTCACTCCAGATTTATCCGCTGTATGGAAAGCTGACGACCCTTTAGATGAAATGCTTGAAGAGTCGAGAAGGAAGCAGGATAGCATTGAAGCGCAGTCCAGATACTACGAATAAGACATCAAACACTACAACAATATGGAAGCAAACTCTACCTCTCAGTACGTAGCACTCCGTGTATGGGGATACGTCTTCTCTATCGGACTTACCTTAGTCTGCCTCACCGCTTTCATCTTTACCTGCACTATCAAGATGCCGATCATAGAGGAGGGCTACACTATCGGAACTAAGACCATGTTTAACCCCGTTAGTCTTATCTACCTCTTCTCGTGCATACCTTTGATAGCCTTCGGTTGTCTTTTCTCCGCCGTGGCTCGCATAGGTGAGAACGTGCAAGCTATGAAGGCCGCTAAAGGCGGAGAGCTGCCAGAGGAGATCAGTGATAACGACAACACGGAAGTAGATACCAAGAAGAGGGAAAATCGCTCTATTCTATACGCTCTCATAGGTGCTACCATCATCCTCGCCGTGGCTTTTGCCTTAGCGTTCGGTGCATCCAAATAGCCCACCTCCTGACTAACCCACTTACACCAAACAGCTAACTATCTGAATGAAAACTCTATACGCCTGACTCATAATCAGGGAGTCCTTGGTTCAAGCCCAAGTGGGACCACGATAGAAACTAAGCACTATACAGCAGGTTGAAAGTTCCCTCGGCGAACAAAACAACCTGCTGTTTTTGTTACACGGGATTTTAGCAACAAATAAAGCCTCCAGTCGTTGCTCCTGCTAAGGAGAGGTATTTGAGATTTCCTTTTGCCAACGTTTAGATGGCTTCCTACCAAGGGGCAATTTGATAGTGCAAAGACAAAATTAAATGTTAGACAATCAAACAATTAACAGGCTCTCGGGGGCCGATATCTTACATGTGATCCTCTCCAATGAGAATATGACAGCTGCGACGCTGTCAAATAAGCTCGGATATTCATCCCCTCAGTTGCTATACAACATATCGAAGGGGATAACAAAAGGAATATCACCCGCCTTATCGAATAGGATAATAGAACTCTTCCCCCACTACAGCCGTAGCTGGCTTCTCTCAGGTGAGGGCAAGATGTTTGTCCCTTCTGAGAACACCACAGACGAAGCCCCAACGAAACCCCAACGAGCCTCCAACGAGGCAGAAACGAACACCTCTGGCTCTCGCATCATCCAGCGACTGCCCATTATCCCCATCGAAGCGAAAGCGGGCATAGGGAAGGGCTTCCTATACGACAGAGACTGCTCACAAGACCCGGATGATATATACGATGAGTTCGACTCTATGGAAGTTTTCCTTGAGCGTGAAGTCTCCGACAGATACAAGCTCTTCCGAGTAAAGGGGGACAGTATGGACGACGACACCAAGCGGGCACTATGTAATGGCGATGTGCTCCTCTGCCGTGAGGTGTACCCTGAAGATTGGAAGTATGGGCTTATCAACACGAAGTTCCCAAACGTAATAATCGTGATCGAAGAGGAGGGCATCCTAATCAAGCAACTCATCAAGCACAGCAAGAAGAATGAAACCATCTCCCTACGCTCACTCAATAGCACCTACAAAGACCTCACAATAGATCTAAAGAAAGTGCGAGCCTTCTACTACGTGGAGCGCATCATCGACCGAGACCTAGCTCAATGGTAATCTTCCACTCGGTAGATGAAAGCTTAGGTGAAGAATTCAAAAGATCGGTCTATATAGCAGGTAAAGGCTCACGATCTGAGTGTACTCGACCCAAACCCAATTCAAACCATAACGAAGGCAAAAAAGCCAACTGGTTACGAGCCTTAGGGATCGTCACTAGTTGGCTTTCACCTTGGATATATCCGACGGTCGCTCCATCTATATAGATTGAGGGCTAATAGGGACTGGGGAGGAGGAGATAAAAGAGTGGGTGAAGCGATGTTTTCACTATTCAGAATTATTTCTATCTTTGTTTGTAAGAGTCCGCCTTATGACGTGCTCCCTACCACCCAAGAATAGAAATGAACGAATTCAAAAAGTTTGCTGTAGGTCATCTGGGGATGAACACCCTCGCCCTAGAGGACTATATGCAGGTGCAGAGTAGTTATATCTCACCTACAATCATCGAAGAGCGCCCTATGAACGTCGCTCAGATGGATGTCTTCTCCCGACTGATGATGGATCGCATCATCTTCCTCGGGACACAGATCAATGACTATACAGCTAATGTCATCCAGGCTCAGCTCCTCTTCCTAGATAGCAGCGAGCCCGGCAAGGATATATCTATCTATATCAACTCCCCTGGGGGAGCCGTATATGCAGGCTATGGCATCTACGATACGATGCAGTATATCAGCTGTGACGTCTCTACTATATGTACTGGAGTAGCAGCCTCCATGGCCTCCATCCTGCTAGTAGCAGGAGCTAAGGGGAAGCGCTTCGCCCTCCCCCACTCCCGAGTGATGATCCACCAGCCCCTAGGTGGTATGCAGGGGCAGGCTAGCGATATGGAGATCGCAGCCCGTGAGGTCATCAAGGTCAAGAAGGAGCTCAATACAATCCTATCCACCCACTCTGGTCAGAGCTTCGAGACGATCGAGCGTGACAGCGACCGAGACTACTGGATGAATGCCTACGAAGCCAAGGACTATGGCATGATCGATAAGGTACTCATACGAGAGGCAGAGAAGTAATGGCAAAGAAGTATAAGCGCCACTGCGCCTTCTGTGGGCAACCAGAGGAAGAGGCTGGGCCACTCATTCAGGGGCTCGATGCCGAGATATGCACCTCCTGTATCTACAGAGGCTATCAGCTACTAGAGGAGCTCTCAGAGAAATCTCCTCGGGACAAGCACAACCTGCCCCTAGAGGGACTTGACTCCCTTCCCAAGCCTCAGGAGATCAAGGAGTATCTCGATGGCT